ACTCCGTGGTATTAGTCAAAAATTAGCGGGGCCGAGAATCGAACTCGGGATTCCAGATTATGAAACTGGTGTGATGCCTCTTCACTACCCCGCAGATTTTCATCCCTGCTTGAGCAAGGAGGTGACGAGCGCGGCGGCTTCGCGGTCGCCTTCCATGTAGCGTTTGTGCCAAGTATTGTCGGGGTTGGACATGATGTCCTTGGCGCGGGCCGAGCCGGTCATAAACTCGGTGCCGCCCATTGAGCGACCGATTTTGTCCTCACTCATCATTTGCGCCATGCGAACGAATCCACGCACGACCTCGGGATCACTGAACCCATGCGAGTTCGCATCGACCCCGGCGATCTTCGCGGCCTGCTTGGCGAGTCCGATGTTCTTTCCGAAATCATTTCCCCATTCTTTTTGCAGGGTCGCCACGGCCTCGGTGCGTTGCTTCTCGTAGGTGGCTTGGATCGCCTCCAGCTTGAACATCTCGGTCTTCGCGTGTTGCGTGACGAGTTCCTTCATGGCCGAGGGCGGGATGCCGTGCTTGTGAGCGATCTCGGCATAGGGCTTCGCCATGTCGTCGCTCCATGTCATGCCTTCGGGGAGTGCCTCGGGAGCGAACTTGTATTCCTCCAACGACTCGGGAACTCCCATGGCGCGGCGGAAGGCGGAGACTTCCTCGGGCGAGGATTTCTCGTTGGGAACGCCGAGCTTTTTCCCGATCAGCGCATTCGCATTCGCGAGCGCCTTCGCCATGTCGGGAACGCTCTTGTATTTCGCGAGCGTGTCCTTGTAGGCGGCGGAATCCTCCGGGAGGTTGTTAGTCCATCCTTCTCCGAAGGTGCCGTCTGGGTTGACCCAGCCGGTTGAGGGTTGCGTGGTGGTGGTGGTCGTCTCCGAAGCGGCGGGCGCTGCGGCGTTGGTGCTGTCGGCTCCTGTGTCGAGCAGACTCTGCTCGGAGGAGGTATCGATGGTGTCTTCCATAAAAGGTATCAGTCAAAACTGCGCGTCAGTTTTCGACGGGGTGGTAACCGAGATGGGTCGAGCGACCTGCGTAGGCTTTCTGGAATTCCTCGGGCGCGTAGTCGCGCAGCCACTCAACGAGGGCGATGGTCTTGTCGCCGAGCATGGGGTCCATTTCGGGGCGCGGCGGGATGTCGTCTTGTTTGGATTTCTTGCTCATTTTTTCACTTTGCGTTTGGGAGTCTCGATGTCGCCGTCCGCGATGACCGGCCTGCGGAGCATGGCTTCGATGTGGAGGACAACGCCTCGTTGACCGTCTCGCAGCGCGGCGACCACGGGGTTGAAATCATAACCAGGCAGGAAGACCTGTGAGTCGGTAGCGAACTGGTGCTTGAGGTCGGCGATGACCGCTTGACCGTCCTTGCCTGCAAACAAGCGATGGTAGGCGTTGGTGACCTTCTGGCGCTCGCGCTCACGCCGAAGAGCGGCGGCTTTGTCCTCGGGAGCCATCACGATTGTCCCATTATGCCGGGGAGCATCCCGGCGAGTGCGGAGTCCTGCTTCACGCTGCCCGCCTTGCCAAGGGCGCTTGCGGCCTGCTCCATCTGCTGCGCTTGCATGGCTTGCTGTTGAGCTTGGGCGCGGGCGGCTCGTTGTTGCGCCACCATTTCCTCCTCCATGAGCCACCGGGCCGGGAGACCATCGTTGCGGGCCATGTCGCGGCAGATTTCATCGAAGTCGAAATTGTCGAGCATGTCGGGTTTGATCTGCACATAGGGCAGGAGCATCTCGCTGGTTCGGATGAAGGCGGCGTTTTCGAGACTCTTGATCGCGAGGGCGATTCGGGAGTTGTAGGCGACATCCGGCTCGGGGATGTAACCGACCATCGTGAGTTGCTGGGGTGGGGGAGGGAACTTGCCAGCGCGGGCGAGGATCGCGAAGACCCGGCGAAGGAGAGGATTGAATAGCTCGGTCGTGAGACGCGCAAAGGTAGGGGAAAACTGGATGAGCTTCTCACTCGCTCGCTCGGCGACTTCGCGGGCGGTCATCTGTTTTTGGAGTTGGGCGAACATTTGGAACAAGTCCACATGGAAGGCTTCGTTGATCGCCTTGCGTTTTTGTTCGGCCCGCTCGACACCGATGTCGTATCTCCCGTTGGTTCCCCATTCCCGTGGAGTGGCGTTGGGGTTGTTCGGGTCGAAATAGGTCACGCCACCGGCGCGGAGGTCGATGTCGCCATCGAACCCGGCGGGGATGAGGATGCGAGGGAATGCATGAATCTCGGCGAGCGAGTCGAGTTGCTTTTCAAGAAAATTAAGCTGCTTGCACTCTGGTAGTGCGGTCCACGATGGCGAGTAGCCGTAGCACTCGGAGTTCTTCCACTTGAGGTAGCGGGTGACGAAGAATGGTTGCTCATCGAAGCCAGAGGACAGGAAGACATGCTTGCTCGCCTTGTCCACATAGACCGAGGCGTAGGGCTTGTTCTCAGCGTCTCGCTTGCCTTGTTCAATCTCGCCCGGGCCGCGAGGGGCGATCAAGTGGACGCACGCGAACTTGCGGTTGGAGTTGGGCTTCTCCAGTTCCTTCTTCATCGAGTCGGTGAGGTTCTCGACTCCGAACTTGAGCGCGGCCTGCCGAGCGGTCATCTCATACTCGCGGGAAAGCGTATCGACATACCCCTCGTCATCCTCGGAGATCGCGAACGATCCGAGGTCGAGCTTGGTGAAGTTGAGGGAATTGTTCTTACCGGCTTCGACCAGAATCGCCGCCGTGCCGAACGCGCCCCGGTCGAGATAGAGTTCGTGAATCTCGGTGTAGAAATTCGACCGGCTGAGTTCGGCCTGCATCACCTCGGTGCAGCGTTTGAACCATTGCTCGATCTCGTCCTCGCTCTCCATCGCCTTCGGTGGCTCCAGCGAAAACCACCGGCTTTCGAGCGGCGTCATCCAACTGAGTTGACCATTGGCCAGAATCATGTTTGCCCGCACGGCGGTGGCGTCGAAGAGTTGCGCCTCATCTTCGGTGGACGGCGAGGTCGTGTGCGTGAACATCGACGCCTTCCGGGGCATGACGAATTTCGCGATGTCCTCCCAGAGCGACTCCCATGTCGCCCGCTGGTGGACCATCTCAGCGTGGCGCTGGAGAACCTTGTCGGCGAGTTCGGGATTTTTGCCGGTCATTGGTATCAGTCAAAACTGAATCAACCGAGAGTCGAGTAGCCGGTCGTCATGGGAGCCTGCGAGGATTCCCCGGCGAGAATGGATTTCCGCATGCCTTTTCTGCGAAGGGCTTCTTTTGCGATATCCCCGGCAGGATCGCCTGCATCAATGTTTGCGGCTGGTGCTGGGGAATTCATCGCCCCTTGGCGTCTCATTTCCTCAATTTGAAATTGTTGGGCAGCGGCGGCTTCGGCTCGTTGTTTTTCCAGCAGTTCCATTTGCTTCTGCTGCGCTTCCCGTTGCGCTGCGGCTTGCTTGGCGCTCTCTTCTTGAAGGCTTTTTTGTGAGGCGGCTTGCTGGGTGGCCTGCGTCCTCATGTCGGTTTGCTGCTGCTGTGCAGCTTGCTTGTCCTGCTTGCTCGGGCCTTTGCGTCCGCCTCCTCCGAACCAAGCTAGGCAGGGAGAGAGGATGGGGTTGATTTCGTGGTCAGTAAGTCGCATCGCTTTTGGAGTTTTTGGGTTTCGTAAACTCGGAGCGGGCGGTCTCGCCGACTCCATGCGATGTAGGGGAGACGATACGGAGCGAAGTTGCAAGGGTTATTTTGACTGATACCACTATATATAGTGATCAGCCAGCAGTTCTGACACAACCTGTGGTATGTGTGGGCGGCATCGCGCCAGCGTTCCTCGGGGTCGTGAATGTCCACCGGGCGGGCGAGCATGAAGAAGTCCTCGGTGTTGATGACCACGCCATTCCATGCGGTGAGTTCGACCTCCTCTGCGAAGGATCGCGGCTGCGGGTAGCGCCGATATAGGTCGAGGATTTGGAGTTCCAGTTCGCGTTTCACCGCCGCACCTTTCCGAATCCTCCGCCTCGGAATCCTGCCATGACTCGGGTTGCTTCGTGGCGCTCGGCTTTCCGTGGGATCGCGGAGCGGTCGATGACCATCCCGCGCTTGATAGCCTGGTGCGAGAGACTGAATGCATCGGAGAAGTGGCTAGACCAATCGTGGACCGGCACATCTTTGATGGTCACCCCATCGCGTTCCTCTTTGGAATGGTAGGCGTCGAGCGCCTCGATGCCATCCGCGCAACCGGCCTCGTTGATGTGAATGCGCGGAAACGCATCGTTCGCGAGATTGATCCCATCCCATACGCTGATCTGCCGTGGCACAGGAACCACGCCGGTCAGTCCGCTGCGACCGAGCGCCTCCTGCCAGAGTCCGCCGACCTCCGCTGCGGCGTCATGCGGGATGAAGTGACCACCGTAGCCGTATTGGCGCTCCTTGAGCCGTGCCGCCCAATCCGCAGGCGTCTTGCACTCGTCGGACCCGGAGAGGGATTCCAGATAGTTGATCCGGTCGCCGACAAGTTGCCACACCCACACCTTTTGGTTGAGCGGAGCGCCGACATCCCAGCTTGTGTAGACCGGCAGTTCCTTGAACCACAGCACATCGTTCGTGACCCGTTTCTCGGCGCGGGCCTTTTCCAGACTGCGAACATAGATCGCGCCCGGGCGACCGATGTTGAAGCTGCACTCGTATTCCTGCTGGAACGCATTCTCCGTGGTGCCACGCCGGATGTCGGCGAGTTCCTCCTCGGGAATGATGTGGCTCTCGCTCGCCTTGAGCATGAGCGTGAACCACTCGTTGTCCGCACACGCCCGGTTCCACATCTTCCAGAAAATGTTTCGCCCCTTCGGCGTTCCCACCCATGTCGCCCAGCCTTGATAGTCGGTGAGCGTGGGCCGGATGACATTGTCCCACGCCGCGGGATCGAGATCCGCGGCCTCGTCCATCACCACCCCATCGAGGTAGATTCCGCGGAGGCGCTCGTAGGCTTCGCCCGAGTAGAGTCGGATCGTCGCCTCGTTGTGGAAGGTGATCGCGAGATCGGCCTTGTTGATCACCACGCCGGGGATTTG